TGTTGCCCTTGACGTATCGGCCGCAACTGGGCGTAGTGTTACTGAGGTCAGTCAGGCTATGGCTAAGGGCTTTTCTGGGCAGACTACAGCTCTATCAAGGCTAGGCGCAGGGTTAAGTAAGGCCACGTTAGCTACTAATAACATGGATCTAATCATGGCCGAATTGCAGGATAAATTTTCAGGTCAGGCTAAAGCTAGATTAGAAACTTACGCAGGCAAGATGGATCTATTAAGAGGATCTGCAGCTAGAGCCTCAGAAACTATCGGTAAAGGTTTGCTAGATTCTTTAACTGCTTTAGGTAAAAATACCAGCATAACCGACACTACTAAAAAAATAGAAGGCTTGGCTACGGCTATAAGTAACCTAATCGTAGGACTAGGCGTACTTGGATCTAAATTATCTGATATTGGCAGTAGCACCGGATTATCTAAAATACTAAGTTTTCTTTATAAAGGTACGCCTATCGATCTACTCACTAGAGCCGGCGCTGATGCTTCGGCTAATATTGATAAACCAAAATCTAATTTTACTTATAGTTTAGGCAGTGGCGCTGCTTCTGAATTAGCCAAAATACAAGAATTAAAAGCGCGTAAAGCGTTAGTAGTTCAACTTAAAGCCGAAGAATCTTTAAGAAAATTAAAAGATAAATACGACGTAGAGCGCATTGGCCTAATGGCTGCTTTAAACTTTGCTACAGATGCAGAAACTAAATTACGAATTTCTGAGAAATTGGCTATTTTAGACGGTAACGCTGCTAGGGCTTCAGAGTATTTAGCTACTAGAAACGCAGAGCAGGCTTTAGAAGAATTCGCTAAAAAAACTGAAACTGCAACTACGGCATTATTACAGGGCGCTTTATATTTTAGGGACTGGGTAGCTTATCGAGCCGGTGAGCGTGGAGATCCGAGCACTATGAGTAATGTACCTTCTAACGGTGGCGGTGCTATACCAAGTCCTAGCCAAGCAGTAGCGGTAAATATGGGAGCAGTCAGTCGCGGTGAATATGCCGGCGACGTGTATGTAAATGTAGCCGGATCAGTATTGTCTGATTCAGATTTAACCGACACAATTTCACGTACAATATTACAAATTAATAAAATGGGTCGCGGTACTACTCCTGCCGGTGGTTTATCTGGTGGTACATAATGACCTTACCTACAGTCTATGCAACTATAAACTTTTCTACTGGTCCGGCCTTCGCTCAAACTGCGATAATTGGATCTGCCGTATATGGTACTAACGTGTTTGGCGATAGTGCCGGAGTTATTGTAGATGTAAGTAATCAGGTAAATTATATTAAAACTTTTAGAGGCCGCAGCTCTTTAGCCGATCAATTTCAAACAGGTACTTTAACTATGAGAATTGTCGATCAAAACGGGGACTTCAACCCCAGTAACGAAACCGGTCCTTATTATTCTTTACTTACTCCAATGAAGAAAGTACAAATAACAGCTACATACGACAGTATTTCTTATTACTTATTTTCGGGGTTTATTACTTCATATGTTAATACTCAGCCTAAAGATGCTACAGAAGTAGCTTATACAACGATAACGGCCGTCGATGCTTTAAGACTTGCTAACCTTGCCCAGATTACTAATGTAACAGGATCTACCAGTGGAGATTTAAGCGGCACTAGAATAAATCAAATTCTGGACGAAATAGACTGGCCTAATACTATGCGCGACGTAGATGCAGGTACAACTTATTTATTAGATGATCCCGGCACGATTAGGACTTCTCAGGCTGCGATGCAAACTGTCAGCGACTCCGAATACGGGGCGCTATATGTAGCCGCTAACGGAAATTTTATTTTTCAAGATCGAAGCGTAACCGCCGCATCTATAGCAAATACTCCTACTGTTTTCGCCGATGATGGCTCAGGTATTAAATACTCTAATGTAGTTTGGCTTTTAAATGATTCTTTGATTTTTAACTCTGCTAGCATTACTAGAACAGGCGGCAGCACCCAGACCGCTACCAATGCAGCCAGTATTTCCAAGTATTTTTTACACTCCTATTATTTAAATAATCTATTAATGCTTACCGATGCAGAAGCCCTTAATTACGCTAGAGCCTACGTCGCAAGCCGTCAAGAAACTACCGTAACATGCGAATTTTTAGAGCTAGATTTATACACTTCTAACTATAATTCTGGGATAATAGCTGCTATGGAATTAGACTTCTTCGACCCTATTACAGTATCTACCACGCAACCCGGCGGCTCACTCATAACTAAAACCTTACAAATATTCGGCGTGTCTTATGTAATAAGCCCGAACGTATTTAAGACCGTTTTTAGTACAATGGAGCCTATAATTGACAGTTTCATAATCGGAACCGATTACGGAATTTTCGATACTAACGTACTATCTTACTAAGGAGATTCTAAATGCCAACTTTTCCAGCAGTCACCGGCGAGGTTTTAACTGCCGCGATTTTTAATGGGCTTCCAGCCTTTACAGTACAAACAGCTAAGACCGTAGATTATACGGCCGCTAGCGGTGACGAATACCAGCAGCTTATACCCATGAATAAAGCTTCAGCCGTAGCATTTAAGATCCCGGTAGATGCTACTTATAACTTTCCAATCGGTACCGTAATAACAGTTTTAAGTATCGGAGTAGGTACAGTAACAATTAGCGCAGTAACTCCCGGTACCACTACAGTATTAAGCGCTGGTGCTACTGCTGCATCACCAACACTAGGACAGTATAAATCTGCAGCATGTATTAAAACTGCCGCTAACGCTTGGTATATCGTCGGGGCTATTGGCTAAATGTTAAATATAATCGCAGCAATTCAAAACGAGGTACCTGCGGCAGTGCCTAACGCGCCGACTATTGGTACTGCTACTACTACGGGATCTACTACAGCGACGGTAACTTTTACTGCTGCTGGTAGTGGCCCGGCTGCGACTAACTTTTTTATTACTTCTAGTCCTGTTATTGGTTCGGGGTCAAGTGCTACTTCGCCTATATCCGTTACAGGTTTAGCAGCTTCAACACAATATACTTTTACTGTTACTGCTAGTAATGCAGCAGGTAACTCATCTCCGTCGGCTTCAAGTAATCAAATTACCACTAATGCAGCTACGTTTACTTGCGATTTCTTAGTTATTGCCGGAGGCGGTGGAGGTGGTGGATTTGGAGGCGGTGGCGGTGCCGGTGGACTTCGCTCAACTATTGGTAATACTGGCGGCGGTGGTGATTTGGAAACTGCTTTACAATTATCTCAATCTACTAACTATGCGGTTTATATCGGTGCCGGTGGTACGGCCGGTAATGGCACAAGTTATACACGCGGCGGTCAAGGTGGATCGACAATATTCTCGACCATCACTAGCACCGGCGGCGGTGGTGGAGGTTCACAAGATTTCACAGGCGGTAATGGCGGTAGCTCAGGCGGCGGCGGACAAAATCCTACATACAGAGCACCGGGTACAAGAACTGCAAGTCCGGTACAGGGTTATAGCGGTGGATATGGTTACACCACACAAGATCCTTATTACACTTCCGGCGGCGGCGGTGGATCTGGTGGACTTGGTGGAGATGCTATAGCAAGTACTACGGTAAACGCTGCTGGCGGTGTTGGTTTAGCAATATCTATAACTGGCTCATCTGTTACTTATGGTACCGGTGGCGGTGCGTTAGGTGCAGGTGCTAATAATCAGGGTAACGGTGCTAATGGTGCTACTAATAAAGGTGATGGTGCGCAAGGTGGATCTAACGTAATGATGGGTGGCGTAGGTGGATCAGGTGTAATTATTCTTAGATATAGTGATGCTCGCACTATTTCATTTGGAGCAGGTGTAACTGGTACTGAAAGCGGCGCAAGTGGTGGCTATAAGAGAGCTACAATTACTGCCGGCGATGGAAATGTGAGCTGGACATAATGGCCCATTACGCATACTTAGATGAAAATAATGTAGTTACTGGAGTATTTGTCGGTGTTGATGAAACAGAAACTATAGAAGGTTTAGATACTGAAACTTGGTATTCAAACTTTAAGGGTCAAACCTGTAAGCGCACCAGTTATAACGGCAATATTAGATTTAACTATGCCGGGCCTAATTATATTTACGATGAAATTAGAGATGGTTTTATACCGCCTAAATGCCATGATGAGGCAACAGTAAACGAATTATGTTTATGGGACTGTACTAATAAAGCGCATGATCCTATCCTCTAACGGCTGGCAGGCTAGCCAAGATCCCAAAGAGATAGGGATTAAAAGCTATATCGTTCCCGGCACTAAAATAAAACTTAGATGCTCAGAAGGCGCAGCCCCTTTATTAGTTAATTATGCTGCAGAATTTCACGAGCATATAGAGCCAATAGATGAAGGTAGCCTCGACGACTGGGGATATTGTTTTAGAAATATAAGGGGTAGCACTGACAGGCTTAGTAATCACAGCTCTGGATCTGCCATCGATATAAACGCCACTCGGCACCCTTTAGGACATGCCGGCACTTTCAAACCTATGCAGATAGTATTAATACAGGCTCTATGTAAAAAGTATGGTTTAAAATGGGGCGGTAACTACGTGAATAGGAAAGACGAGCAACATTACGAAATAGATTTAACGCCTGTCAAAGCGGCAGCGTTAATAATCAAGTTAGGACTAAAAACATGAAATATAAACAGATGTTTTTATCATGGTTAAGAGCTTCTGTAGCCTCTACTGGTGCTCTATATATGGCTGGTGTGACCGCTCCTAAAGAGCTAGGTTATGCAGCTATAGCCGGATTTATCGGGCCTGTATTAAAATGGCTAGATCCTTCTGCTACTGAATTTGGTCGTAGTAAGTAAATGATAATGGCTGAGTGGATCGCCTTAATAGGCTGTATTCTGGGTTTATTAGGTGCTATCTACTCAGTTATTAAAGTAGTCACTAAATCGATTATGGTAGAGCTTCTTCCAAATAGTGGAAAGTCGCTCCGAGATGAAATTAGAGTATTGAGCGCGAGAGTAGATTCCATCTACGAAATTTTAGGCGGTAAGTAAGCGTACTGCGTGTCGGTCCTTGCCTATTGTCAGTACAAGCCCTTACCCTTCTATTATCGGTAACGTCGGGTTACCGGTAGTTAAGGGCTAATATGCAATATATCGATTACGCTGTCTATCTAATGCTGGCAGTGTGTATAGGGAGTTATTTCTACTCCATAGGTTATAAAGATGGAAAGCGCGAAGCTCATTTATTGGCTTCTAAATGGCGCAGGGTGTCCAGTGATAACTAGAGCGCCGGCTGGTAGATACTGCGATTACTGTAAGGCTCAATGGGGCAGGGTAAAAGATGACTGGCACCCTAAAGCTAAAACGCAGGCGATAGTAGTCTGCACTTCTGAAACTCATCAAGGTAGGCACAACGAAAGAGCCTACTGCGAAGCGCATCGCGCAGAGATCTCGACTATGGCAGATGGATCAGTCTGGCCGTTAA